CTTTCAAACGCTCTAGTCCTTTGAGCGTGTGAAACAGGTCTTGGCGCGCACGGTCATCGCCAACAGCAGATGTGCGCCACTCAAGATAAATATCAGCCTCAACCTCAGCAATTGCGTCCAGAAGCGTTTCATCTTCCAGAAGGCGCTTTGCGTGGTTAGCGCGTCCAATGATCTCTACTTTGTCCATTAGATTAGAGGCGTGTATTGCTGTTGCTGGGCTGGCGCAGAACCCATAGAGGCTCCCGTGCTAACCAAGCGGTTGTATTCTGGGCGGAAGAACGAAGCCTCTGGTCCGAAGCCGTAACGCTCGTAGTCCATGATGTTGGGATTAGCGCGGTAATCCATGCCAGCACCGAGGCCCATGCCGCCACCCAATGCGCCAAACGGGGACACATACGGCGTTGTCGTGGTTGTTCCTGCGCCGCCAGAGCCGCCAAGCAAGCTGCTCAAACCACCAAGGCCAAGCGTGCCGAGTGTTGCAAGCTGAGTTGCGCTCAAACCAGTGCCGAGAACCCCATCGTTCTTTGTCGTCGTAGTGCTAGATGGGCCAGTTGTCGTTGAACCGCCAAACACGGGCGGAATGACAGGAGGCGTAATTACGTTAGTGCCGGGAGGCGCTGTTACAGTAATATCTGGAGCCATTGTAATGTCAGCAGGCGGTGTCGTCGGAGTTGCTGGTGTTACCGCGCTGGGCAAAAGCGATCCGATAGAGCCGCCAATGTTCAGGTCTGGCTGCTGCTTTGCCGTTACGACGATCTCGTCAGGCGTGTAAGACGGTCCGCTCACCAAAGATGGAACAGAACCTAGCGCGCTACCAGCTACAGAACCGAATACGCTTGGCGCTGTATTGCGGATTGCGTTGACGATAATGTCATCTGCCAAGTTTGCCGCAGCACTACCGACACCCGCAGGAACAGCCGAGCTTGCGATCGAGCCAAAGTTCAGGCCCTCAAGCGCATTCGGGATAAGGTCAGCGTTAATGCCGCCAGTAGCACCCGTTGCGGACGTTGTAGGGCCACCAAACAACTGGCCGCCGAGATAAGAGCCACCACCAGCGATTGCCGCCCGAAGAAGGCTATCTTCCAAGCTGCGGCCCTGCGCTGCACTGGAAAGTCCAGAACCGGCAGCAGCACCAAGAGGGCCAGCAAGAACAGAGCCGATCACAGGGAGGGCGACATCAGCTACAATGCCAAGGCCGCTTACGTCTGGGCGATCCGTAGAAACGCTTTGGAAGCCCTGCATAGTGGGGCCTGCAACCTGAATATCCCAGTTGGCCTTCTTGCCAGCAGAGGATGAAAGAGCATTGGCCGCATCAATTGCACCTTGAGCGCCCTCATAACCAACACCAGAATAAACAACTTCACCCGTTGCGTTGTTGACTAAGCGGACAGGCGTATCTGGAGCTACAACAAGGTTATTGCCTGTGCCATAGCTTGCAGTGGTGCGGCCTTGGTTAGACAGCGGAGCCGTGAAGTATTGGTAATCAGCAGCGTTCTGAACGATGTCGCCATACACGCTCTGAAGATTAGGGATGTAATCCTCACGCGGCGTTAGCAGGCCACCAATGCTGCCCAGAGCCTCATAATCAGGCGGGAGAACTTCAGGAGGAAGCGGTGTTGCCATTACATCATTCCTTGTTCTTGGGCGGCGATCTGAGCCATTTGCTCTTCTGCTAACTGATCTACAAACTGCTGGTCTTGCGCTGCTTGAGCCTGTTGCTGTGCGGCAACCATAGCTTTCTGCACATTGCCTTGCTGACGGAGCAATTCGCGGTCACGCTGCATCAAGGCTTCGATGTTAGCCGTGTTTACAGCCGTTCCATACTTAGCCTCAATCTCAGCAGCCTTAATCATGACTTCAGCGTCAATCTTGTCGCGCTCCCGGTCATCCTTCAGCAGCATCTCTTCACGCTGCAACTCAAGCTCTGCGGCCTTCTTCTGGATATCAGCCTGAATGCTCTGCGCCTGAACCTGTGCCAAGATTTGCTCTGGGCTGGGCGGAGGCGGTGTCGGAGCGGGCGGCTGGAAGTTCTGCGGGTTCTCAAAGAACTGCGTAACATCCTTGAACCCTGCAACAGCCAGCATCTGCTCAAGCGTGTTGTAGTAGTTGTTCATCGACACCAGCGGGTTGTTCATCGGGCCGAGTTGCTGCAACAGCATCTCTTGCTTCTGAGCGATGACGTTCAGGAAGGCCATCTTCTGCTGATCTGAGCCTGTTCCCAGTGCAACATTCACCACAACGTCCATGTTTGCGTCCCAAACACGCGGGTCGATGGGGACAAACTGGTTGCGCAGGCGAACGATACGTGGCTTGTCTTGGTTCTTTACCAGCAGCTTCAGAGCCTTATCCATCATCGTCTTAAAGCCAGTTTCGGCAAAGATGCGGCAGATAAGCTCAATATGCTGCTGAGAGGCCGTTACAGCGGCGTTTACAGCCGTTGCAGTCCCAGAAGCCAGTGCAGATGGGTCAAGGCCAGCAGATGCCTTCGTGATGCCTGTGCGGCTCTCCTTAACCTCATCCATGTATTGCAGCATGGGGAAGGCGGCCTGAGAGACATTCGGCGTTACGAACGGCTGCACAGCACCTTGCGACTTCATGCGGATGATGCCGCCAACTTCCGTATTGAGAACGTCTTCGATAGACGCTTGACCTTCAACGACACCCATGCGCGGATAGATCGACTGAGCCAAGCTATCCAGCGTGTTACGCATGATTGACGACTTGATGCGCTGAATGTCCATCACAACGTCAGCAACGGACATACCGAAGAACGTGTGAGGCTCTGGATCAGGGCAGAAGTCGAAGAAGGGATGGTCGTCTACAGCTTCTTGGTGCAGCAACTTGTAAGCGTTACCACCTACGCAGACCTTGCGAAGTTCAGCAATCCCGTCTCCGTCCATGTCAACGTAGAGATAGCCCTCAATGTAGAGAACCTTCTTGGCTGATACGTCCGTGCGGCCAGCGCCAAGGATGGTTGCCTGCGGGTTGCGGTCAAACGTCTCTTGGTTGCCTTCGAAGTCGTCCTGAGTTTCGTAGCCAAGGTTCTCAACTTCGTCTTGCTCATAGCCCATAGCCACAAGCTCAGAGACAGTCATGTAGCGACGATGGCCGATAAACTCGAAGTCATTGATGGACTTGGCGCGGCGATCAATCAGAAGCTCTTCAGGAGGCAGCGCAGCTACGTTGAGGCGGCCTTCCTTCTCCTTACGGACGACTGTGGCGCTGTAGACTGGCATCTGAACGACTGTAGCGATGCCCTCAGGTGTCAGCATCTCAGTCTCAGTGTATTCTACTTCAACCTCACGAAGTTCAACTTCTGGGTCGGACATGAGAACCATGTAAGCGTTCTCGTCGATGCCCTCAATCTCGTAGGTCTTTACGTCTTCCTTCTCGTCCCACCAGATTTTACCAAAGCCATTCTTACGGATGAGAGCATCCTTGAACATGGCGTAAGCGTGGATGAAAAGGTTGTTGTCGCGTGTCAAACAGTAGTTGACGTAATCCGTGGCTTGCTCGGCAACCTGAATGTCTTCAGCGCGGTTCGGAGCGTATTCCACCACGTTAGACGAGCCAAAGAACACCCGCATGATGCTCGGCAGGATGGCTTGCACTGTATCGCGCACATCCATCGACACGACCTGAGATCGGCCTTCCTCTTCATTTCCGAAAGGCTCGCCCTTGTAATACTGGCCAGCTTCAGCGCGCTCGGGAGAGATAACGTCATCAATATAGGCTTGCGCGTCATCAATCTCGCCAGCGACGATGTTCTGAAGCTCTTCATCAGACATAGCCTCTTCTTCAGGCATATCGACTTCGACTTCCATGCCGTCCTCCATCTCCATAGAGACTTCGGGCATAGCGTCTTCCATTTCAGCCATCGTGGGCTTTGCGTTCTTTCGATATGCCATAGTTTCGCCTTACTTCTTCTTCGACTTGCCTGCTTCAGACAGGGCAATCGCAATGGCCTGCTTGCGTGACTTAGCCATAGGGGCCTTTGCGGGGCCTTTGGGGTTCACACCAGCGTGCAATGTCCCACGCTTGTATTCGCCCATTACCTTGGCAATCTTCTTCGCTGCTGCGTCGAGCTTCTTCATTTGGATTTTCCTTTGTTCCGAGCGGAGATAGCTTTGGATTTGGCTTTCGCGTCTGCTTTAGATGACGCACCCCACGCTTGCAGCGATAAGAGGAGGCGGGTTGGTTTTCCCTTCTCATCGCGCTCCGGCCCAGGCATGCCGCCCATGCGTGCTAAGAATGATGCCCTCCGAGGATTATCGCCAGACTTAACGGGAGCTTTTAGGTTCATTCCCTGCGCTTTTGCGGACGCACGACCTTTGGCGTTTAAGCCACCAGAAGGGGATTTACCCTCTTTGCGTGTCCATGCAGGAGACTTCATCAAACAATTCCACGGATATTGCGCTTTATAGGCGTATAACCCATTTGTTCGCGATGCGCTATGGCAAAGTATCTTGCAGCGTCTGCGTAGTGTGAAGTCCAGTCATGATACGGGTGTGACTGAAACTCTTGGCGCTTGTCGTCGTAAATACGGCGATACATTCTCAGCGCCTCAATCCCCGTCTTGCAGTTGTCTTTGTCGAACCAAGAGCGCGGCAAAAGCATCCTGAGAGCCTGAATGCCGTCAATGACATCCATGCGCGGCGCAATCTCAATGTTACGCAGCCCAAGCTCCTGCAAAACCTCTAAGCGGCTCTTGCCAGTTCCAAGCTCACGGACACGAACGTCATGCGGAAGATAGTGGTTCCCCCAGACGTAAGGCTTGTCCTGCAGCTGCTTTACATACCAGTCGAGGCCAACGCCTTCACCTTTGAGACAATCAATCCAGCGGGTTTCTCCACCATGCGCCTGGACGAACCAGATGACAGTGCTGTCGGACATACCCAAGTCCCAAGCAGTGTGGACTGGTAGAGATGGGTCATAAGGAACAGATGTAATTCGAGCTTCTGCGTCTGCATCTGAAAACTCTTTGCCATAATATGCCCCTCTGATGGCTGCGTCGAAGCTGCACTCGTATTCTTGGTTAAACTCATCTTCGCTCATCATGCGTCGAGCGTCATTAAGTTCCTTGTCGTCCAGAAGGCCAGTTTCCGAAGCCTTGAGCATCAGGCGTGACCAGTCTTCGTCCTGCTCCGCGTTCTGCCACAGGTCATAGAAGACGTTCTTACCCTTGGGCGTTCCAATGAAGATTGCCCAGCCTTTGCGGTCTGAAAGCGCAGGACGGATAACTTGCGTCCAGACAGTCGGGTTCATGTCACCAAACTCGTCCAGCACGCATCCGTCGAGATAGATACCACGCAGTCGATCGGGATTGTCAGCGCCATAGATGCGGATACGAGCGTTGTTGTTCGGTAGCTCAATCCAAA